TATGACTGGAAATTTATGGGGTTAATAGTACCCATATTAGAAGGAAAAAGGTATGAACCATTTAGATGACATTCAATTACCCTACACAGTAGACGAATTAATTAATCTTTTAGATAAAGTTTTTCCAGAAAAAGCGCCTGATTTAAAAGACAATGAAAAAACTGTCTGGCACAAAGCAGGACAACGAAGTGTAGTCAATTGGTTAATTGAATTGAAAAAAAGAAATGAAAATAATTTATTAGGGAGTAAATAATATGTGTATATCATCGACAAAGTCTGCGCCAGTTATAACTAGACCAGACCCAAATATAAAATATGTCGATGGGAATGTATTTGACCCTAAAGATTCTTCACCAGAAATAGATAAAACACCAGTGAAGAAAGAAACAACAAAGAAAAGCAGTGTATCGCAAAGTTCAGACATAACGACAAGTCAATCATCTGATTTAACGATACCTTCATATTAACAAGGAGAAATAACTATGTGTATGAGTAGTCCATCGCAACCACCTGTACAAGAAACAGTTACGCCAGTAAGACAGGCTGTACAATCAGGTGATGAATTAGCACCTTCTATTGAATTAGCTTCTGAAGATTCTATGGAAATAGCAAAAAAGAAGAAATCAAAAAAAGGTACAGTAGCTATGCAAACTGACTTAAATATTCCAGGTTCTAGTGGAACAATAATATAAGGAATTCCAAATGGCAGAAAATTTAATTAACTCGGCAGAAAGTCGATATAATGCTCTGTCAGAAAAACGAGAACACTTTTTAGAACGTGGACGTGAGTGTAGTGAATTGACGATACCAACTTTAATTCCAGAAAATTCATTTACACCTACACAAGATTTCTATAGCCCCTTCCAATCAGTTGGAAGCAGAGGTGTTAATAACTTAGCTAGTAAACTCTTACTATTATTACTTCCCCCTAACCAACCATTTTTTAGATTAGCTATTCAAGGTAAAGCTAAAGAACAAGTTGAAGAACAACCACAACTTAAAACTGCGATTGAAAAATCTTTAGCAAAAATTGAAAGAGAAGTTATGGGTAAAATAGAGTCTCTTGCAATTAGAGTTCCAATCTTTGAAGCTATAAAACATTTAATTGTTGGTGGCAATGTACTTTGTCATTTGCCGAAAAAAGGTTCAATGAGAGTTTTTCCATTAAATCAATATGTATGTAAAAGGGATGGTGACGGAAATTTATTAGAAATAGTTGTAAAAGAAAATGTATCGGTTCTAAGTTTAGAACCAGAAGTTAGAGAAATAGTGTTACAACAAATGAGTAAAGAAGACGCTAAGTCTGAAACTTCATGCGATTTGTATACACACATTTACAAACTAGATAATAAAAAGTTTTATGTTTGCCAAGAAGTAAAAGGAATTAAAATTCCTACATCAATTGGTGAATATGCTGAAGACCAATTACCATGGATTTGTTTAAGAATGGTACGTGTAGATTCTGAGGACTATGGAAGAAGTTACGTAGAGGAATTTATTGGTGACTTGAAGAGCCTTGAAGGATTATCACAATCACTTGTCGAAAGTGCTGCGGCTTCTTCTAAAATGGTATTTATGGTCAAACCAAATTCAACAACAAAGAAAAGAGATTTAGCAGTAGCACGTAACGGTGACATTATATCTGGAAATCAAGATGATGTTAGCGTGTTACAAGCACAGAAATTTTATGATTTACAAACAGTAGAAAAAGCAATTGGTAGACTTGAAGAAAGACTAGCATATGCATTCTTACTTAATACAGCAATTCAACGTCAAGCAGAGAGAGTTACTGCTCAAGAAATTAGATACATGGCTAATGAACTTGAAACAGCTATGGGTGGAATTTATTCTTTATTATCACAAGAATTACAACTGCCTTTAGTTTCTTTGTTAATGACAAGAATGGGAAGTAGAAACGAAATACCAAAACTTCCAAAAGGTTCTGTAAGACCAACGATTATTACTGGTGTTGAAGCACTAGGTAGAGGAAATGACTTACAGAAATTAAGAGAGTTTGTAGCTGAAATAGGACAGTTAGCACAAATGAATCCACAAGCAGTACAGATGTTAAACAT